AGACTTTTTGCTGGGTTATTTATTCCTGTTTGGTTTAAGAGGCTTGGGTCTTCACCCTGGCTTATCGCAGTTAACATATTTCGCATAATCTCTTGCTGTGCAGAGTTAAACCCAAGATCGTTGACAGTTCTGCCAAGGTTTCCTTCACGTAATTCAAATTCTATTTGAGATGTTGTTGCTCTTTTACCACCTGGAATAACTTTGTTATAAATTTGTCGAGCAATGTCATCAAATGTTCTAACTTTGCCAGTCTTTACATTAAGAGTGCTAATACCAAATTGATAGAGATTGGCACTCATGTCTCCTGTGTGCATTCCACCAATAGCCATTGCAGCCGTGGCGTTTGGCATGTTGTAGCCAAGAAAGGCGCCCTTAACCTCTTTCATTGATTGAAGGAAGTTCTTTCCACTACTCATGTCATAACCAAGTGATAAGACGTTAGCGGCTGCTACATCCTCGCCAGGTCCACTGATACCGCCCTTTATAGCATTGAATGCTTTATTAGTTAATTGAGCGGTAGATACTCCTGGCATTCTTTGTGAGGCGTTATAAAACCCAATAGGACGTGATACAACGTCTGCGACACTTGGAAGTGCAGCATAAGCAGCCGCACCTACACCTAATCCTGCTGATAGTGCTCCTAATCCAAACCCACCTTTAGCAGTTGTAGCCATTGGCTGCATTGATCCGCCAGCACCAATACCGCTACCACTGAAGGATGCGTTTGCAACGCCCAATCCCATATTGTTACCAATACCAACACCAGAAGACAGTACGCTCTTAACACTTCCTAGAGAGGTGCCTGCTAATCCTTTTACACGTTTTAAACCAGCCTCAAGATCTTTTATTTCTTTGTTTATAGCCTTGAGTTCTTTTGTGGCAGAAGAGAGTTCATTTAAGGGGTCTTTACTGACCATCAGAACTCCTTCCACTTCTTATTCGGGCTACTTCTAGCCAATTCTTTCGTTCTCTTTTAGACATACTCTTTATGTCTTCCAGAGTCCAACCATCGTATATCTGAGTAAGTAAAGACCAGTCGTAGAACAGTTGTTCATAACTAGTAATACTAAAACTGAAATAAGGAACCTAAATTAATAGGAACCAGTACCTCGCCTTCACAGTCTGGGCATTTAACATTTACGTCAGCAAACTGTGGCCCTGGCGCTCTGTTGTTTATCTCTTCAATGATTGCTCTACGATCAGAGACACTTAGCGCCTGTACCTGAGCCGCACTATAGACAGGAGAGTCTCCAATACGAGTGACTGTTCCTTCTAAAACTATTGTGCTTAGTTCTGCAGCGTTCTTATCTGTTCCATCCATCAACTTTCTCTGAACGTATCCATCTGGAAGACGAACAGAGAATTCAAGTTTTTTACCTTTAACAGTAAACGAGCGATCGTTAATGGGATCTACAAGGATTTTTGATTTTATATCAACATCTAAATCAACTTGAATTGTTTTGTATTCTAAACACCCTCCGCAGTAAGACTGTATATCTACAGTATTTCCAAAGGTGGCTTTAAGGATTCCTAGCAGTAGGCTGTCTCGATCCCCTATTAGTAGTTGATCAATAGTGTTTTCTGTTGCAGTTTCGTTTCCAATTTTTACAGTTCCACGATACAGGATAGTCACTAGCGCCTTACTCATGTTTAAGGCTTTTGCAATAGCCTCTTCGTCTTTACCATTAAGTTCACGAACTTCTGCGGTTCGGATTACCTCCCCAGTGGCTGTTATAAAGCCACCAGGAAGGTTTACAGTTGTATCCGAAGGTGCAGTTATTTCTGGTGTTACTTCTTTTGGCGCTTCATTTAACGCCTTGTTTAATAGGTCGTTTGCCATTGCGGGGTTAACCGCTGCATTAATTGTGTTCGTCATTGTTGTCCTTTTGTTAGATTATGCTGGATATGTTGCTGCGTTTGTAGTTAGGTTTGGTGCCCAGTTGATATCAAAGCCTTCGTGGACTAGTGTCATCTGCTCAACAAATAGAGCATTATCACCAGCATTTAGATCTGAATATGCAACAGCAGTTGGCCAGCAGTTATACACGTTAAAGCGCATTGCTGTGTGGTCGGATTGTGCTGCTGTTGTGTCTACTTCTGGGTTAGCACCTGGAATTGGGTGTGATAGCACCTGAATCTCTAGGTCGCAACGGAAGTTCTGGCTTGCTGAACGTGTGCCTCCACCTTGAACTGTTGCAAAAAGATTACGCATCCAGTCCCAGTTTTGAGCAGTGTTTAGGATTACGCCACGTTGCAAAGTGATTGGAGCAAAGGTGGTTTGTCCTGGAATTTGGTGAACTGTGGTGTTGTATCCACCTTCACGGTAAGGGATAGAGTCTGTAGTGACCGCCATACCCGATACAGAAGTAAAGCCAAGAGTCGCTGTTTGAAGAGCGGAAGTGGCAGTGCTTGCTGTTGGTTGTGCTTTAAACGTAACTAAAAACCGAAAGTTACGTAACGGATCGGTAGTTAATGTTGACCGATTGTTAATGATTGTAGGCATTTATTTATTTCTCCTTCGGGTTAGTTCAGCGTCTTTTGGCTGAGATCGATGACGATGAACTCTGCTGGATATTGAAGAGCGACACCGACCTGGATGTGCACTTCGCCATTTGCAATGGTCTGTGCGGAGTTGTTCTCGGCATCACACTTAACAAAGTAAGCCTGTGTTGCAGTTGCACCACGAAGACCTCCTTGGTTTAAGTACTCGTTTAAGAACACTCCAATAGTTGTGTTGATTCGTGCCCATAGTTTTTCATCATTGTTTTCAAAGATTGCAAACTCTGTTAGGTTCTTTAAGTTCTTACGAATGTAAATTAAAGAACGACGCATGTTCACATACTTGTTTGCTGTTCCGTCTTGTTTAAGAGTACGAGCACCCATAACTGAAAGACCAGCGCCAGGGATCTGACGTATTGGGTTTACAGGAGATGTGCTTGCATTCATTGAGTCAAGTTCGGCTGAAGAGAAAGATCTTTCTACAGCAACAACTCCTTGAATTGCAGAACCGATTCCTGCTGGAGCCTTGAATACTCCACGGTTAGCATCTGTTGACAGATAGAGCCCAACTACTGCGCCTGCTGGTTCAATCTTACGAAGAGAACCTGTACCACGTCCAAGAGGATCAGAAACGAATAGATGTGGGTAGTAAACAGCAGCATTGCTTGTATCTGTAAGGCTTCCTGCAAAAGAGATAGCGTTTGCAACAGTTAGGTCTGGATCAGTACCCAGAACAACAAAACCATTGTTATCTTCTGCCCAAGAAGTTGCAGCATTAAATACGGTAACACTTCCAGAGGCTAAAGCGTTTACATTTGGAAGAAAGACTATTAGTGGTCGATCAAACGGTGTAAAACGTTCAAATACTGAAGAGCCTCCAGCCTTATAGGCGGTGTAATCAGTAGAGGTTGTTGCTGTACCGTTTGATCCACTTGTTAGTGGGTAGGTAGCACTTGTAATTCCTTGACCAGCATAACCCCCAATAACAGCAACTGTAATATTTGGTGATAGCAAGTTAATTACAGTTGGAGCAAAATCACTAGATGTATCATCATCAAAAACAACGTTTGAGTATTGTTCAAGCAAAATGTCATCAGAGATGTCGTTTGCTACACCTGACTCTTTGTACAGAGTAAGTGTATAAGTGTCAGCAACTTGACCAGCAGTAACAACAACACGAAGGTTGTTTCCATCTGTTCCAGCATTCTTAGAGGTAACAGTTACCCGTGCAGTACCGCCACTGTCTACTAAACTTGTAGAAGCGGCAACGGCATCAGATGCTAATAGACGTTGAACGTAAAGTTCACGTCCGCCATTTTGAAAGAACGAACCAACCTGGAAAGTTCCTGGGAAAGAGGCGTTGTAGCCTCCAAAATACTTGGTAAATTCATACCAAGAGTTAACGAGCGTTACTGTTTCTGGGCCTTGTGCAAACGGTGCGACAACTGCGCCAGCAGCGTTAGCAGTAACACCCTCAGCAATTACTGGTGGTAATAGGCGTTCACTTATGTAAACACCTGGACGGCTATAAGCCATGATTTCTCCTTACTAGTTGGGTAGGGGGTTCCTTATGGTGCCGATTGAGTGTACGAATCGATGGTAGTGAACTGACCTCGTCCAATTACTTGGCTGCCAGTTGTACCTGTGACGTTTAGTTCGAGAGCCTTATATAGTTTGGTGTATACCTCTGGCGCAATTTCGCTAGAGACACGCACTGTGATTGCGTTTACAAATAAACGCTTTCCTTGTTCTGTAATATCCCTTTTAGAAATATCAAGAACATCCAAACGACGAGTTGTTCCAGCAACGGAGTTTGGTCCAGTTTCTAGAACAGCAAA